CTGATAGTCAAGACCAACTTCAAGATATTAGAAATCGATCAACAATCTAAAAATCAAATAAAATAAAAATTAATCTATTATAAATTATGCCTTGTACTAAATGTGAAGATGGAAAATATAAATGGGGAGAAACAGGAGAATGTGAATACTCTACCATAGAAGAATGTCAAGAAGCAAATCCTGATCATGACTATGAAAAAACTACTAAGATAGTTGAACTCATAATTGAGGACGAATCTCAGGAATTAGCAATTGATGCAATATCCTTAGTTACTAGTCCTGCGATTGAGCAAGACTTTGTATTTTTTGGAAAAGAAAAAAACAATTTAACTTTTGCTAAAGTTGATGAGGAAAAAAGAATGTTAGTTAGTCCTGCATTGATTCCTAACAAACAGATATACCGATACGATCCTAACACCGATTCTGACTACTATGTGTATTTTAGTCCTGAAACTGTTAGACAAGCATCTGAACTTTATCTTAAACACAACAACCATCATAAGGCAACCTATCAACATGAGGAAAGAGTTAGTGGTGTTTTGACAATTGAAAGTTGGATAAAAGAGGGCGATCAAGATAAGTCTAAACTTTATGGTTTTGACTTGCCTAATGGAACTTGGTTTGTAAAAATGAAGATTGAAAATGATGCACTTTGGGAAAAAATAAAAGAGGGAGAATTGAAAGGACTTAGTATAGAGGGTTACTTTACTGACAAGATGGAAAACATGTCAAATAGACAACCAACTGATCAGGAGATTCTAACTGCATTGAATGAAATAATAAACGAAAATCAAATAAAAAAGTAAATTAACTATTATATACTAAACAAATGAAAGACATGGATTTAAAAAAACAAATAAAAATAGCACTTGGAATCAATGATTCTGATGCAGTAAAGTTTGAATGGCAATCTAAAACTGAAGATGGAACTATATTAGTTTCAACTGCAGATGTTTTAGAAACAGGATCAGATGTATCAGTATTAACTGAAGATGGTACTACAATACCTTTACCAATAGGCACTTATAAGACTGAAGATGGTGTTTCATTTGTTGTAGAGGAAGAGGGAGTTGTTGCATCAGTTAGCGAATCTGAAACTGAGGAAAAAGAAACAACTGAGGAAACTGAAGCATCTGAAGAGTTAGCAAAAGATGATGAGGAAAAAAAGGAAGAAGATGAGGACGAGGATGAAGACGAAAAAGACAAAGATATGGCTGATGTTGAAGATTGGGAGGGAATGGAAAAAAGAATCCAAAATCTTGAAGATGCAGTTGCAAAATTAAAAGAGGATAAAGTAGGAGGAGATGAAGAAGAAATGGTTGAAGAATTATCTGAGCCAGGAACTAATCCTAAGACTATCACAACAAAAGAAGTGAAAGAATTTAGCATTGAAGAATTGAAAGCAGAAAATGAGATGTTGAAAGAAAAACTTGCAAAATTACCTGCAGACGCTCCTGTGAATGCAGAGAAATTTAGTAAACATGGAGCAAATGAAACAAAGAAACTATCTAGGAAAGATTACTTAAACATGAGTAGTTCTGATAGATTTTTATATGACTTACAAAATAACTAATTAATTTAAAGAACAAAAAAATGAAAAAAACTAATCGACTAGAATTAGCAGAAGAAAGACCACCTGTGGTGACTGAAAATTTCTGTGGAACTGATGCAGGTTTTTACATTTCTAAGGCACTTATGCAAGTATCTTCATTGGATTGCTTAACTACTATAGAGAATGTGAAATATAAAACTGCTATTCAAGCAATGAATGGTGCTGACTTAGTACAAGATGCGGCATGCGACTTTACTGCAGCAGGATCACTAACTTTAACTGACAAAATCTTAGAGCCTAAAAACTTAATGATTAACTTACAACTTTGTAAGAACAATCTTTTAACTTCTTGGGAAGCATTAAGAATGAGACCTGGAGCATGGAACAATGATGTGCCTAGTTTCAATGATTATGCTATCTCTTTATTAGCAAAAAATATTGCACAAGGAGTTGAGTCATCTATTTGGGGTGGAGCAGATGCTACTGCAGGACAGTTTGAAGGATTCACAACTGCAACTACAGGAACTTTTGCTACTGATGCAACAGTAAACACAGTTGCTGCAACTGCACCTTTTGATGCTACAAACATTATAGCAAACATTGAAGCAGGAATTGCTGATATACCAAGTGGTGTATTAGGTTCAGATGATTTAAGAATCTACATGAATCAAAAATCTTATATGCTTTACATTGCTGCGATTTCTAAATTAGGTTACTTAAATGCTTACAACATGCAAGCAGATTACAGACCTATAGTAAATGGTGTTCAAGTTTGTGTAGCAAATGGAATGTTAGATGATCAATTAGTAATTGCTCAAGAATCTAACTTATTCTTTGGTACTGACTTAGTTTCAGATACTACTGAAGTAAGAGTTTTAGATATGTCTGATTTAGATGGTAGCAACAACATAAGAATGATCGCAAAATATACTGGTGGTGTTCAACATGGAACAGGAGCAGATATAGTTTGGGTTAAGTAAAAATAGTATTAATAAACAATAAAAGAAAAAATATATGGCAGAAAATCCAAATGCTTGTGCATTAATCACAAAAGGTAGAGGACTAGATTGCAATAGAATTGCAGGTGGGATTCAATATATTTACTTTGGTGTTGCTGATACTACTGCAGTTACTCAATCATGGACAGGAGCGACTGCAGGTTGGACTACTGATATCGACATGGATCCTTTATCAACAGGAACTGCAACTTCTCTTTATAGATATGCTTTACCAAGAGGTACTGCATCATTCACAGATACTTTAGTGGGATCAAGAGAAAATGGTACTATTTTTTACACTCCAACAGTTCAGATGGTTTTAGATAAATTAGATGCTTCAATGCAAAATGAGATGAGACTTTTAGGAGCAACTCAAGTTGTAGTATTTTGTGAACTAAACCAAATGGGAGGACCTAGTGTTGCAGATGATCATAATGTGATCATGTGTCTAGGAGCAATAAATGGTATGCAGTTGAATGCAGGAACAGATACCTCGGGGGCAGCCCTAGGGGACAGGAACGGTTATGATTTGACATGGGACGGAGTTGAAGCGACTCCTTGTACTCAAGTTATAGATTATGGTACTGATCCTTTTGACAATCTTCCTGCAGGAGCAATCAACATTATTAAAGTATAATTTTAGAATAAATTTTTTAAGAAAGGGTAGTCGTTTGGCTACCCTTTTTTTGCATATAAAACAAAAAGCAAAATTTTCTATTATAGATTATGATACAAAGTATAGTTGAGAGTAATTTTAATGCTAAAATCAATACTAAGGCAAATCAAATTATGCCTAACAATGTTATAGATCCACCTCATGGTGTATTAAGATTTTTGTTTAAGTTTACTAATGACATGTCAGGGAAGATTATTTATGTTTATCCTAATAATCCTATTGTCTATAATCGATTCACTAACTTTGACTTTGAGTATAATGCTAGTCCTGATATGTTTGGTGGACAATTAAATTTAAAATTAGCAGGATATTGGAAGTATGAAATTTACGAGGTGTATTGGGAAGAACAACCAATGTCTTATGATGACACCTCTCCAACATCAGAAACAGATATCTTACCTGCTGATCCTACTAATGGTGTAGTCAAAGGTTTGGTAGCAATAGGCAAAATGTATGCAAAAGAAATAACAGGAAAAGAGGAAGTTCAATATACTGAATATGTAGAGCCAACTAACACTAATTATATTTATACAGGAGATTAAATGGAAAATATTTTAAAAGTAGATTTTGGAGCATCAACTGCTCCTATAGTTCAAGAAGTTCAAAGTAAAGAATATATTGAGTATGGAACAGAGGAATGGAAAAACTTATATCCTCAGTTTTTAATCGATTTATACTACAACTCAAGTACCCAAGCAGCAATTATAAATGCAACAAGCGAGATGATTGCAGGCGAGGATTTAGTTATAGATGATGAGGACGGAGATCAGTTAGATTCAATTGTTAAACTCAAGCAATTTATGGCTAGTGCTAACTCTTCAGAAACATTGAATGAAGTAATAAAAAAGATTAGTTTTGACTTCAAACTACAAGGTGCTTTTGCATTGAATATAGTATGGACACAAGATAGAACTCAAATCGCAGAAATCTACCATGTGCCTGTCGAAAAGATAAGATGTGCTAAACCAAATGAGATGGGTAAGGTTGAGGGGTATTTTATCTCAGGAGATTGGACTAACACAAGAAAGAATAAGCCAATGTTTGTTCCTGCTTTTAATGTGAATGATCGCACTAATCCTAATCAAATTTTATACTCAGGACTTTATTCTCCTGCTATGTCAGTTTATCATACTCCTGACTATGTTGCAGCAAATAATTGGGCATTGGTTGATCAAAGAGTAGCCGAGTTTCACTTATCGAATATTAGCAATGGATTTGCCGGGAGTTACTTCATCTCATTTGCTAATGGAGTGCCTACACAAGAGGAAAGACATCAAATTGAATCTAGCCTAGCAAAAAAGTTTGCAGGTGCTCATAACTCAGGAAAATTTGTTTTGACTTTTTCAGATGATAAAACAAGAACACCTGAAATCCATCCTATAAGTGTAAGTGATGCAGATAAACAATATCTTGCCTTGCAAGAATTACTTGTTCAAAATATCCTAACAGGACACCGATGCACAAGTCCTGTCTTAATGGGAATAAAATCAGACACAGGATTAGGAAACAATGCAGACGAACTAAATTCTGCAGCGAACTATTATCTTAATACAGTTATAAAACCTTACCAAGATCACATCATTAAAGTTTTAAGAAAAATCTTTGAAGTGAATCAAATGAGTTTGCCTATGTCATTCGTTCAACTTAAACCAATTACAACAAGATTTACTAATCAAGATTTAATGGCGGTAATGACTCAAGATGAAATTAGAGAAGAATTAGGATTACCACCACTTGAAGAAAGAATTGATGTTGATTTAACTAAAATGTCAGAGAAAATCAATTTAGAATCTTGGATGCAAAAATTTGGCGAGGATATGCCTGAAGAATGGGAGATGTTAGATGAGGAAGTTGTAGATGGAGAACACATGGACTTTGACTTTGAGGAAGAATTGAATAACAAAATAAAAACTGAACTTGCAGAAGTTATTCCTGGTAATCCAAACATCATAGCAAGAGATCCAAAAGAAAAAGACAATGCAAAAAATGAGGGGGGAACTGAAGATACTTATATTGATCAAGATGGAGTAAACCGATCATTCAATGATTTCTATAAAGTAAGATATGTCTATGCAACAGACAACTTTTTAGAAAACAAATCAGGTACTAGTAGAGAGTTTTGCGAATTAATGGTAGGAGCAAAAAAAGTTTATCGCAAGAGAGATATCCTAGATGCTGATAGTTTACAAATTAATCCAGGCTTTGGACCTTATGGAAAAGAAGCATACAATTTATTTCTTTTTAAAGGAGGACCTCAATGCAGGCATTTTTGGTTAAGGAGAATTTACAAATCATCTTTAAGAAATGCAAAAAAACCAATAGCAGATGATCAGATTATTTCTCATGTGAAAGCAATAAGTGAGGGATTCACAGTAAAAAAGAATGATAAACTTGTAGCAATTGCTCCTCAGAGAATGAAGAACAATGGTTACCTAAACCCAAGAGACTAATGGCAACAGGATATGTACTTTTTATAAGTGAGGAGAAACTAAAAGATTCAACTGCAATTTCTTTAAATGTAGATGTCCAATTGCTTTTGCCTTTCGTAAGACAGGCTCAGAAGTTATATGTTGAAACTAAACTAGGAACTCAATTATGCGACAAATTAGAAACTTTGATTGTTGCAGGAACTGTAAATGATGTAGGGAATGAAGCCTATGCTTTATTGCTTAACACATATATAGGAGATATGCTACCTAATTTTGCTTTATACCATGCAATACCATTCTTAAGATTTAAAATCGAAAATGGTAATATCTATTCAAAGACATCTGAAACAGGAACTGCATTAAGTACAGAGGAAGCACAAAGTTTAAGAAGTGAGGTTATCAATACAGGAGAATATTACATGGAGAGAATGATCGAATATATCTGCAACAATGAAAGTGACTTTCCTGAATACTCAACCAATACAGGAGCAGATGTTTGTCCTAACACAAATGCTTATTATGGTGGTATGAACTTAGAAAGTGATCCTCAAGAAAATAAAAAAGTTTGCTTCAATGGAACAAAATAAAAAGCAGTATAAAATAAAAAATAAAAATAAGATAAAACTAAAAAATTATCTTGATAAACTAAAGCCAAAAAATGAAATCAATCCAAGATACACTGCAGGTAGGAGTAGCAAATAGTTCTGCTATTGCTTTAAACCTAACTCAATGCAATGAACTACTAACTTTTGTTTCATTGTCTTTAGCAATTATTTATACTATCTACAAATTTTCTAGGATTGGAAAAAAAAAATAAATTGAAATTTTTTAGTTTGTCTGAGTTTGATTCTCCTGATGAGGTAGGATCAGGGTCTAAAATGAATCAAGGATTTCTTGATCAATTAGATTTAGCAAGAGAAACTGCAGGAATACCTTTCAAAATAAACTCAGGATATAGAACAAAAAAGCACAATGAAATAGTTGGTGGGCGAGTTGGCTCATCACATTTAAAAGGACTCGCTGCAGATATAGGTTATAGAGGGTCTAGAGAAAGATATCTTATATTGCATGGTTTAATAAAAGCAGGACTCAATAGAATTGGGATTGCTAATACTTTCATTCATGTAGATAGTGATAATAAAAAAGATGGTAAAGTCGTTTGGTTATATTAATTTAAAAATAAAAAAAATGAAGAATTTCTTATCAAAGTATTTAATTGGACAAATGTTTAAATCTAAAAAGTTTTGGTATGCTATCAGTTCAGTAGTAGTTCCTGCTTTAGTTACTTATTTAGGAGTAGATGAAGAAACAGCCAAAAATTTATACTATGCAATCTTAACCTTAATAGTTGGACAAGGTATTGCTGATGTTGCAAAAAAGTAATAGATTTAGATTAAAGCCACATGAGATAGTCGCTCTAGAGGAGATGCGAAAAAAGGAGTCTAGGAATGTTTTAGTAATAGGAGATTTACATGAGCCTTTCTGTTTAGACGACTATCTTGATTGGTGCATCATTCAGTATAAAAGATTTCAATGTACTGAAGTAGTTTTCATTGGAGATGTAATTGACAACCACTTTTCTTCCTACCATGAATCAAGTGCAGATGGGATGGGGGGATTAGATGAACTAGAGTATGCTATCAAAAGAATAGCAAGATGGTTTGAGGCTTTTCCTGTAGCAACTGTCATCATTGGAAACCATGATAGAATTATCATGCGAAAGGCACAAACTTCTGCAATACCTAGTAAGTGGATAAAATCATATAAAGAAGTATTAGAAGTTCCTACTTGGAATTTTGTTGAAAGATACGAGTCTGATGGTGTTCAGTATATTCATGGCGAGGGGGGAACTGCAAGGACTAAATGTCGTGCTGACATGATGAATACTGTCCAAGGACATTTACATACTCAATGCTACATAGAACACTATGTTGGAAAAAAGTTTCGAGTTTTTGGCGTCCAAGTTGGTTGCGGTATTGATCATGATTCCTATGCTATGGCTTATGCAAAGTATGGTAAAAAACCTGCAATTGGATGTTCTGTAATTCTAAACAATGGGCAAACTCCTATAAATTTACTCATGCCTTTATGAAATTAGCAGACTCAACTAAACTATTCTTGTTTTATTTATTGATCATTTTAATAGTATTACTATTCGCCTTATAAGCCATTTTAAAGCCTTTTAAGGCATTTTCTTATCATTTTCATACTTACACCTTACAAAGCATTACTTCATGCAATAAGACCTTATTGTTAAAATATCTGTTAAAAAGTTTGTTAGTATCACTTATTCTCCTTATATTTGTATTGTCAAAGGGATTGAAAAAGACAAGAGACAATCACACACTTGGCGGAGCGGAACTCTTCATACAAAACTAACAGGCGGTCAATGTTATGTCGGTGACAAATCCAAGACAGGAATGATTCACCTACCCAATTAACGAATCAAAAAATAGAGGGAAGATTTCAACCTCATAAAATGAAATCACATTAAAAATCAGTAAAATGTCAAATATGAGTTATTGCAGGTTTCACAACACAAATTTAGATCTACAGGATTGCATTGATGCAATTGAGGAGATGAACTATGAAAATATCGAGGATGTTGAAATTTCGAGAATGGAAGAAGAAGCACTTGAGGAAATGATCGAAAAAGGTAGATATTATGCACAAATCGCTGAGGAGTTGATGGAAAAAATCGAGGAGCATAAACATGAAAAAAAATGTAGAACAGAAGAAGAAGTCGTTCAAATTCTGAGAAGATAAAATAAAATTAATAAAAAAAAAAACGATTATGAAAAAAACAGTAAATTTTTATGAGTTCAGTAGATGGTTTGAGGAGCATAGACCTAACAATTTTAGTAGAGCAGGATTAACTGAGTTATTCGATTGGTTGGAAGAATGGGAAGAATCAGTAGGAGAAGAAGTTGAGTTTGATCCTATTGCATTATGTGTTGAATATACCGAGTATGAAAATATTGAGGAGTTTCAATTAAATTATGGTAATGATCATGAAAAATACCCAGATATTGATTCATTGTATGATTATACCCAAGTAATACCGGTTGGAACTGATGGTTTTATAATACAAGATTTCTAGAAGTAAGTAGCAGAAAGTTGTTGAAAAGTTTGTTAGTATCAGAAATATTATGTAAATTTGAGTATTAATCAATAAAGAAAAGGAAATGACAAAAAAAGAGATCAGACAAGAAATTTTAGGAAGATACATAAGATTGTTAGTAAACAACCATTATGAGTTCGAGAGTATTTTAGGAACATCTTTAAGAAATTTTGACTACAACACAATCATAGAAAAAATGAAAGAATTTACAAGCAATGACTATGATTGGATAACATCAAATGAGATAGAAGAATACGAACTATTAATTGAAAAACTTTAACCTAGTAATAATTAAATTTTAAAAAATGAAAACTAATTTTCGCATGTTGGAAGCAACCAACAAATCAGAAGCAGTAAAATCAATTTTAGATGTGATCGCAAGAAATCCATTATTTTTGAATAAATGCACAAGTCCACTATTTTGTGTTGTAAAATCTTTAAGTACAAATCGATCAAGAAAGTCTTGGTTGAATCATTGCTCATGGGAAGATGTCAGAGACCTTTTTATTGAAATCAAAACTGAGTATTATAATTATCAGGACTTAGTCCATAAATTTTAAAAACATGAAAAAACTAAAATGTCAAGATTTTCATTTCTACCCTAATGGAATCTTTCGCACTACAAAACAAAAAGATTCTTATACTAATTCTTATTTTGCAGATGTTGAAGCAGTTGCTCAATCGATCAGAATTTTTGGAACAGAAAAGCAAATAGATGATGCATTGAATGAATACTGCGAAAGAACAAATCTAGCCTTAGATGAATGTTATAGTTTTGAAGTTGAAAAGAAAGGCTCTTATTGGTATGATATCTACAAAGACCCTGAAGCAAGAAATTTGCATGTCAAAAAAAGGTTAGAAATCTACAAAGAATTATACCTTAAAAAATCAAGTGAAGCATTAATCATAAACATATAAAAAAATGGGAAAAAATACTTTAGATCAAATTAGTGAAATGAGTAAAGATGAGTTATCAGAAGCATTAATGGAAATGCCTGAACTAGAAAAAAATGATGTAATTGAGGAAGCAGATTTAACTATAGCAAATTTAAGATTGCAATATGAATCATTGAATAATGCTTATGAGAGATTAAAAAAAGAGCATCAAGAATCAATGTTTGAGAATACTAAAAGAATGAATGACATCAATACTTTCCAATGTTGCGAGGGAGAGTTATGTTTAAGAGGAACTGATGAGCAAGGAAAAGATTTTACAGTTTGGTGGGATGCATACGATTTCTTAAATTGGATAGACACTGATCAGATACAATACATAAAAAAACAAATAAAAAAGCATATTGATAGTAAATAAGTTAATAAGTTTGTTTATATTCGCAAACAGGAAAGGCAATGCCTGATCAAAGTAGCCAACCAAATAAATTTTTTATGAAAACTGAAATTTTAAAAGAGAAATACATTAAGTATAATCTTACACAAGACGATGTCTTTAAACATCAACACTACATCATTATCACTAGGAGCGGTATTGAAAAGATACAAGCAATAGAGGGGATAGAAATACATTATGAAGTTATAAAATGTGAGGAAAATTTTGCAGTCGTTAAAGCAAAAGCAACAAAAAGAAAAGTTCCATCAGGCTCAGTCCAAACATTTGGTAGTGCATTAAAAGGAAAATCTTATCAAGATGGAAATACAAATACTTGGTATGTCATGGAGATGGCTGAAAAAAGAGCCTTGTCAAGAGCAGTATTAAAATTGACAGGATTCTACGAACTAGGAGTATTTGGGGAAGATGAATCAGATGAGTTTAAAAAGAACTAGTATAGGTTGAGGAGTGCAGTATGACTCCTCTTCCTTTTTTAATTAATAAATAAATAAAACATGGCTAAAAAATCAAAAAAAACAGAAAACAAAAAACCTGAGAATTTTAATAAAGAAGTTGAAATCACAACTTCAGAAGGCATTGAAGGATCATTCAATGAAATGCTTAGGAGAACTCCACTTGTATTGATCAAGGAACAAGAATTTAATGGAAAACTTTTTGGAACTATATTGAATGCAAAAGGACAAAGACTGAGAATACCTAAATTAAATTATGAACTTAAAACAAAAAAGAAATAATTATGGAAATACATGGAAAAATTGAGAAAATATTAGAATTAGAAACAGGAGTTAGTAAAGCAGGAAAAGAATGGAAAAAACAAGGAGTCTTGATCAACACAGGAGATGACTATAATCCATTAGTTTTAGTTAGTGCTTTTGGAGAAAAGAAAATTGATTCATTGAATAAGTTTGAGGTTGGAGATACTATAGATGTTTCATGCAATGTATACTCAAGAGAGTTTAATGGTAAATACTATACAAGCATAGATGGTTATTGGTTTGCAAATAAGAATGCTTCAATACATCCTGAAAATCAACTGAAAGATGATATAGTTAAAATCGCAAATCCTGATTCTGACTTACCATTTTAGTCATGACAGAGAGAGATAATTTTATCCAAATTTGCAATCTCACTACAAGTTTAATGGGATTGGAAAAAGGCTCACTTGCCTTGAAAAGTAGAAAACAAAATCTGCAAGTTCCTAGAATGGTTGCATCAATGGTAGCGAGGATTGAAGATAAGATACCTCATACGATCATAGCAGATGTTTTGAATCGACATAGAACACTTGTTTATCATTATGAGAAAATGCATAAAGGAAACTATGTTTGGAAAAAATATAGAGATGCTTTTAATAAAGTTTATATTGCTTATAAGAAAATGGAAAGCGAGAAAAAGATTTTTGTAGATAAATATCGAATGAAAGAATATCTTTTAAAAAATGGTGTAAAACAATCTGAAAAGAATGAGGTTAGAATTATGATCAAGAGTGGAAAAGTTGGTGTAATTATAGTAACTTCTTACATGGATTTTAGTAACCAATTAGAAAATATTAAATTTGCGCTTGAAGATTATAAATACAAAATGGAAATTCTATGATTCACTTATTAAGTAGTAGTGCTTTTATTATATGCAACAAAACACTAGCAAAAAAATTAGGATTGAAAGCAACTATTTTATTGTCAGATTTAATTAGTAAACAAGAGTATTTTATGAATCATGATCTAATTGATGCTCAAGGCTATTTTTTTAATACTCAAGAGAATATTGAGAAAGACACGACACTAACACCTTACCAGCAAAGAAATGCCCTTAGAACGCTTAAAAAAGCATTGATCATTGAAACTAAAAAAATGGGAATACCTGCAAAGTTGCACTATCGCATAAATGAAGAACAAGTTATTAAGTTTCTAGACAACAGCAATGATAGTTTATTGAATCATATTAATAAGAATAAAACAATAACAACTAATCTTAATACAATACAAGATAGGCAAGAAAGATTTTGTAAAATTGTTTTCTCATTAAATTTTAATAACTCAACATGCAAAGAATTTATTTCTTATTGGACAGAAAAAAATAAGTCAGGCAAAAAAATGAAGTTTGAAATGGAAAAAACTTTTGATATTAAAAGGAGAATGATCAGATGGGAAAAGAATGAGGAGAAATGGAATAAAAAAACTTCAACATCAAAGATAGATTCTCAATTGAGTCAATATGAACTAGCCAAGAAAATGTTATGATATTACTAAAAAATGAAAACTTGCAACATTTAACAGAAAAGATTTTAGATTTATTAGTATTGACATCAGTAGAGATTGGTCATAGAACAGATGCAAAAACTTTAGCAACATTAAGTAAAATATTTGCAACAGATTTAATCCAAGAAAAAAGATTTGGAAATTTAACTTTTGATCAAATCAAAATGGCTTTTAGATTAGGAGTAAGATTTGGAAAAGATGATCCTTTTTTAAATATTAGAACTTTTTATAAATGGGTGTATGCTCATAAAAAAGATATAGACAATGCAATTTATGAAGTTAGAACATTAGGGAAAGACCCTAATAAAACTTTACATTATCCAACTCAAAAACTTTTAACATGAATCCAGATTGGTACGAAAAAAGAACTACAGATGAAGAATGGTTAGCATGGTATGATCGTTTTGTAGATTATGTCATGCAATGCGATAAAAATATCTATAACTCGGCTTGTGAATATGCAGACGAGGAAGAGATAGAATATACTTGTTGCAACATTGAAGTCAAAGGAATACTTGAAGACATAAGAATATGTCCTGAATGTAAAGAACACTTTTAAATGAATATAGCGTTAAGCATTTGGATTTCTATTATAGTTTGGTGTATTTTGGAAGCATATTTTACACCCCCAACTGATGAGTAAATGGCAAGAATTTGAATACCCAAGTTGTTTTGTAGATTTAGCAGACGAACTTGCACATTTAAGAACTTTTCATTCACAACATGTCTATAAGAAAGGAACAGAAAAATATAGAGGAGAGCAGGAGCATAAGATTTCAATGTTAGGAATACTTGCAGAATTGATCGCAAGACATTATTTTAAAGATTCAGATGTTGAAGTAGCAAAATTAATAGACGCAAATCCTATAGTCGGAGCAGATATAATATTGCATGGAATAGGAGAAAAATATCTAATTGATGTCAAAGGAGTAAAATCTAAATCTAATCAATTGAGAATCAACTACAAAGCACAAAATAATTCTAACAAAGAAATTACTCATTACTTTTTTATTCAACCAATAACTAAACATAAAGCAAAATATTGTTGGATTCCTCATTCTGAAGTTTTTAATTGGGAAGTAATTGAATCAACTTATACTAAAATTTATGCGAAAGAAATCATTGAGTAAATTAAAAAAAGAATTAGACACTTGGTTTAGTTTATTCATTAGATTAAGAAATGCAGATGATCAAGGCATGGTTGAATGTTTCACATGCCACAAAATTGCTCACTATAAAAATGGTATGCAATGCGGTCACTTTCAATCTAGGAAATTTTTGCCTACAAGATTTGATGAGGAAAATTGTCAAATCCAATGTAGTGGTTGCAATGTGTTTAGGTATGGAGAGCAGTTTAAATTTGCTTTAGGATTAGATGCAAAGTATGGAGATGGAAAAGCATTAGAGTTAGAATATCAAGCAAGGCAAATAGTCAAATTTACTAGAGTAGATTATGACATCAAAATTAGTTACTACAAGAAACATGTTGATAAGTTAAAAAAAGACAAAGGAATAAGTTAATTTTTTTCTTAGATTTGTCCATGCGAAAAGTGATCTATGCAAATCATGAGCACCAAATCTTAGTCGGTAATTATATTTTAATTACTAAAGACCTCATCAAAGACCTAGCATCAGATTCAAAATATTCTCAATATCTTGAGATATATGACATCATTATAGAATACCACAACACTTATGGAAATGCTGTGAATCGACAAAATTGGTACGATTGGATAATGATTATACCAATTAACTTGTCTGTCATGACTAATGGTTTTTTAGCAGGTATGGAAAACAAAAAAAACCACAAAAGAATCTATTCGATTCGATCAGTTTTAACTAAACTTCTTGAAGATACAGTTAATAAAATAGACCTCATGGAATTTAAAAATGAATAAAATCTATAAGCATATTGCATCATTGAGCAAATTCTTTAAGAAAATGTGCTTTGGTTTAACTAAAGATGAGGAAGCAATAAATGATGCAGTACAAGAATTAATGCTTTATTTTTTGCAAATGAATCCTGAAACTTTAAAAAATATCTACGACAAAGATGGGGAAGATGGGATCATAAGATATGGAGCAGTTGTATTGAAAAGAAGTTTAACTTCAGTTCGTTCTCCTTTTTATTATAAGTATAGAAAATATTACAAAAATTTAGTTGGAATGACTCATAAAAATACTTCCTCAAGTTATGATAAAATACAAAATGAGTACCACAACTCAATCTATAATATGCCAGAGCAAGATCAAACTGAAGAAGCAAAATGGGAAAAGTTAGAAAGGATAGATCTTATTTTGGAAAAATTTCATTGGTATGAGAAACGAATGTTTGAGTTGTACTATACAGAAAAAAATACTTTTGATTCAATAGCAGAAAAAACAGGGATTAGTCGAAATCATATTTTTACTACTATTCAAAATACGAGAAACAAAATAATAAAAAAAATAGAAAATGAGTAAACCTTTTTTTGTACCATCAGAAGTTTATGAGAAAAGAATTACTCAATGTAAATCTTGCGAGTATTATCAATCACTTTTAGGCAATTGTAAAATTTGCGGTTGCTTTATGAAAATCAAGGCAAGAATTTCTCAACAACATTGCCCTAAATATTTTTGGAAAATGCATGACTTTGGTTATGATCCTCAAGAATTAACTAAAGATTTACCTCAAGATTTAATAGATGAAGTAAGAAAAATTTATCCTGACATCAAAACAGGCAAAGCAAAAGATCAGGCAACTAAAAGAAAAATGATTGAACTTTATAATATAATCTATGGTGGTCAGTATAATACCACAACCAATTGTTCAGGTTGTCTTAATACATGCTTCAAAGGAATATCTAAAATCTATCATTATTATGAAGAATTATAAGAATATAAAATCGATATTAAGAAAACAAATTAAAAACAAGTTAAATGTGTTATGGACTTGGGATAAAGGAAAAGATGAAACTTTCACTATGATTTACAATAACTATGGAAGCGACCTAACTATCTATACACCAACTCAACTACTAAAAGAAATTGAAAATGAAGAAACAAGAAAAGATTCCTAATTACTATATAGGAAAAAAGTATGGTTATGAAGCAAGAAAAATTGTTGAAGATTATGACTTGAACTACAATGTAGGAACTGCAGTAAGTTATCTTTTGCGATCAGACAGAAAACATGATTCGCCTGTCCAAGATTTAAGAAAAGCAATTAATCATTTACACTTTGAGTTAGACAGAATCATTGACAAAAATAAATAACCTAAAAATCTATTATATACTATGGTACAGAAAGTTAAGATAAACATTATAAACCAAAATGCTAATAATCCAAGAATTATTAAAGACACTAAATTTGAGAAATTAGTTACATCAATTAAAGAATTTCCTCAAATGTTGCAAATAAGACCTATAGTTGTTGATGAGAACAATGTAGTGTTAGGTGGTAACATGCGATTGAGAGCATGTAAAGAAGCAGGATTAAAAGAAGTATGGATTGAAAAAGTAGAGAATCTAACTGAAGAACAAAAAGATGAGTTTATAATCAAAGACAATGTTGGTTTTGGAGAATGGGAGTGGGATATTCTTGCAAATAAATGGGATGAAGTTCAACTGAAAGAATGGGGAATGGATGTATGGCAACCGACTGAGGAAAATTATGGGGACTTTTTTGAAGATAAAGACGAGGAAATTTCTGACATTCAAAAAATAGTTTTAGAATATACTCAAGATGAGTATGCGATCATAATAGATAAACTTGCAGAGATAGGGGGAACTAAAGAAAATGCAATCTATAATCTTTTAACTAAATGAAAATCTATCTAGCAGGATTTAAACTAATTGAGAATAAAATTTCAAAGGCAGAATATAAAGACACTTTGATATTAAGTTCTTTTTATGAGCATAAGAATGGGAAGTATGGCGACTATGTATTGCATGACAAACATATCTTAGACTCAGGAGCATTTAGTTTTTTGCGAGGTAAAAAAGCAGATTGGGATTTATATGTAGATAAGTATTGTTCATTCATTGAAAAGACAAAACAAAATTACTTTTTTGAACTAGATATAGATTCGATCATTGGTTTAGATAAAGTTGAAATCATAAGAGATAAAATCGAACAAAGAATAGGTAAACCAACTATTCCTGTTTGGCATAAATCTAGGGGAATTGACTATTGGTATAAATTAGTTGAGGAGTATGACTATGTTGCAATAGGTGGATTAGTTTCTGCAGGTGTTTCAGGCAAAGAATATAAATACTTGCGAATGATGGTTGACTATGCGAATAAAAAAGGAACAAAAGTGCATGGTTTAGGATTTACTAAAATGGATTGGCTTAAAAAAATAAAATGGTATTCTGTTGATTCGACAACTTGGTTAAATGCAGGTAGGTTTGGAGAGTATCAATGGTTTGATGGAACAAAAATTAAAAAAAGAACTGCAGTAGGAATAGGCATGAAAGTTAGAGAGGATAAAAAACTAGAGATGCTTATTCATAATTTTAAAGAATGGAATAAATTTCAAAAATATGCCGAGGAAAATCTCTAAAGTTTTATTGTATAGTGGTGGTATGGATTCTTACTTAATTGATAAGATTCTAAAACCTGATCATAAACTATTCTTTGATATAGGCACTAAACAAAACGAACAAGAAAAGAAAAGGTTACCAAAAGATGTCATTATAAAAAAAATAGACTTGGCTGAATATGTGCAAGACGATAATCTTTTAACTATTCCTTTGAGGAATTTAATCTTTTTATCTATTGCAGTTAATTATGCTGATACTATAATCTTAGGAACTACTGCAGATGATTTACACTATGATAAAAAAGAAAAATTTATTAAAGCAACTCAAAAACTTTTTAATTCTGTCTTGACAAAAGAATTAGTTGCAAAGAAAATAAAAATTGAGATACCTTACCAAGACAAAAGTAAAATTGAGATATTGAATGAATATCTAAAACTTGGTGGCGATATAGAAAAAGCATACCAAGAATGTTTTTCATGTCATTTTCCTAAAGATTCTCAAGAATGCCTAGAATGTATTCCATGCAAAAAGAAAATAGATACTTTTAAAATGTTTGGCTATGAGATTTAAAAACATCAATATCTTTGGAGCAGGAAATATTGGTTTAAATATTTGTAATCTTATAATTTATGAGGGCCTTGCTTGTAAAGTTAATCTTATAACTAACCAAGACATTGAAGGGATTAAATTAGATTTTATTAACCATGCTCCTTTCACATCAACAACCAAAATAACTTCTTATTTTTATAATAATTATCCTGATGCAGATATAAATATAATAGCAGGGGGAGTAAAACAATTAGACGGAGAGCAAAGAATTAATCTTATTGATCGCAATAAAAAGTATCTTGATTCAATCATTAGAAATGACATGAAAGGAGAATGGATTGTTATAACTAATCCTGATGACATCTTAGCGCATTATCTGCTCTCCAATACAAGCATACCAAAAAACAAAATAAGTGCCTTAGGAATCGCCTTAGACAATATGAGAGCAAAGTCAATAGGTATTACACAAGACATACTTGGACAACATAATTTGAATATCTATACTGAAGAAGAAGTTAATGTTGATGAGGTTGCAGAAATTCCTTATGCGATCATTCACAAAAAAGGCTATACTCAGTATGGAATGGGATATGTTGTTTTATGGTATCTAAAATATCTTAAGAATTATAAACATCAAATAGTTTCTAACTACAATGAGGAGAAAAGATTATTTGAATCAACTAAATTAAAATGAAAATAGAAAAAAAATATCACTTTTATGCTGCACATAGAAACAAGAAAGCAGATGAGAAGTGCGGTAGGATTCATGGGCATACTTATAAGATAAAATGTACTTTTGAGTTTGATAAAATGAAAGATGGTGTTACTATGTTATTTGGAGACATTGATAAAATAGTAGAGCCAATTGTCAAGCAATACGATCATTATTTTTTACTGCATGAAAAAGATCCTCTATGCACATTACTAAAACTAGACAATGAGCCTTTCATAGAATTGCCTTTTGATACTAGTGCCGAGAACATGGCGATTTGGATTTTCGTACAAATCAAAAGAGAACTACCAATAGTACAAATCGAGTTAGCAGAAACAGAAACTTCAAAAATAATTTACAATGGAACAAAATAATACTTTAAATGTGAGTGAGATATTTTATTCACTACAAGGCGAGGGCAAGAGATCAGGCACTCCAACTTTTTTTATTCGTTTGCAAGGATGCAAAGCACAAGGAGCATGTTATGCTTCAGGGATTAAATGCGATACTGAGTTTGAATCAGGGTCTGAGTGGGAATTAGAAAAAATACATACTTGGATGCTTGAAGCAAATAAGGATTGTAAGGAAATAACTTGGACAGGTGGAGAGCCACTTGATCAATTGAATGTTCCAATAGTTCAATGGTTTAAAGACAAAGGATATTTTCAAGCAATTGAAACTTCAGGCTTACATTCATGTCCTGATGGTATAGATTTTATATGCATAAGTCCTAAAGTTGCAGAACATGTCATTAAGAAAAATTTTAAAGATACTAAAGTACATGAGTTGCGATATGTAAGACACAAAGGACAAGAGATACCTAATCCTAAAATTGAAGCAGAAAACTATTGGGTTAGTCCTCATTCAGATGGTTATACTATAAACAATGACAATGTGCTACATTGTATTAATCTATGCTTGGATAATCCTAAATGGAAACTAAGTGTGCAAGATCATAAACTATGGAATATTTTATAAATTGGAAAGAGATTAAAAATCGAGTTAATCAATTAGACAAATCTAAAAAGTATTATGGTGTGCCGAGAGGTGGACAATATATTTCTGCAATGTTGAATCCTGTAGATAGTATTGAAGAATGCGACATAATAGTAGATGACTTAATTGATTCAGGAAAAACTAGGAAAGATTATGCAAAGTATAAGAAACCTTTTGTTGCTATTTTCGATAAACAAAAAGAAACAGAATTAAAAGACAAATGGTTAGTGTTTCCTTGGGAAATGAAAGAAGAGCCTGTTGAAGATAACTTTGTTCGCATATTACAATATCTAGGCGAGGATACAGACAGAGAGGGATTAAGAGAAACTCCTAAAAGATACCTCAAATTTATGAGAGAGTTTTTAACTCCTAAAGAATTTAACTTTACTTGTTTTGATGCAGAGGGAACTGATGAGATGATAGTACAAACTAATATACCATTCTATAGTTTATGCGAACATCACATAGCACCATTCTTTGGTGTAGCAAATATTGCATACATACCAAAAGATAAAATTGTTGGATTATCTAAATTAGCGAGAACATTAGACTTATATGCAAATAGATTACAGAATCAAGAAAGAATAACTACACAAATTGCAGAACGACTTATGAAAGAGTTAGAGCCTTTGGGTGTAGCAGTAACATTGAAAGCACAGCATCTATGCATGAATATGAGGGGAGTTAAAAAACATGACACTTGGACAACAACTTCAAAGATGATAGGAGTTTTTAAAGATGACTTAAACACTAGACAAGAATTTTTAAACATCATAAACTATGGACAAAAGTAGACACATAAAAAAGGAATCTTTACTTGAAGCATTAGAGAAATCATTAGGAGTAGTAACTCTTGCTTGTAAGAACGCCAGTGTTCCTCGATCAACATACTACAAATGGTTAAAGGAAGATGAGGAGTTTGCTCAACATGTGAAAGAGATAGAGAACATTGCATTGGACTTTGGGGAAAGTCAACTGCATAAACAAATAGGAGATGGTAATACTTCTGCAACTATTTTCTTTTTAAAAACGAAAGGCAAGAAAAGAGGTTATGTTGAAAGATCAGAATTGGATTTAAGTTCAGGAGATGAGCCGATCAAGTTAAAAATAAATATTAAAGGAGTTGAGTATTAAAGATGACTACACATCAATTGACTTTACTCATACTCAGGCACAAGCAATAGAGTATCTTTTCGATAACGAAACGACTGAAGTATTATTTGGGGGTGCAGCAGGAGGTGGGAAGTCATGGGTTGGTTGTGCTTGGTTAATCTTAATGTGCATAAAATATCCTAAGACTAGATGGTTGATGGGTAGGAGTAAACTTGATTCATTGAAAAAAACTACACTAAATACTTTCTTTGAAGTATGCGAAACTTGGAACATCAAAGCAGGACGAGATTATAACTTCAATGCAGGTAGTAATATAATTTCCTTTTTTAATAAATCTGAAATACTACTAAAGGATTTATTCTTATATCCATCAGATAAAAACTTTGATAACTTGGGATCACTTGAAATTACAGGAGCATTCATTGATGAAGCAAACCAAATAACTGAAAAAGCAAAAAACATAGTAGCAAGTAGAATGAGATATAAACTTGATCAGTATAATAGGATTCCTAAAATGTTGATGACATGCAATCCTGCAAAGAATTGGGTTTATACTCAATACTACAGACCAAGCAAAGATGGTAAGCAAAAACCTCATAGAAAATTTATTCAGAGTCTTGTTGATGACAATGAGTATATATCTAAGTATTACAAAACTCAATTACTAACTTTAGATGAGTTATCAAAACAAAGATTGCTTTTTGGTAATTGGGAGTATGATGCAAGCAATGATGCTCTTATAGACTATGATTCGATTATAAAACTCTTTGAGATACAAGGAGTATCAGGGCAAAAGTTCATTAGTGTTGATGTTGCAAGATTTGGTAGTGATAAAACAGTTATCTTATATTGGAATGGATTGCAAGTTGTGAAAATCAAAACACTATTAAAATCTGCAATGAATGAAGTAGTAGATGAAGTTCAAACTATGCAACAGGAAAACCAAGTACCTCTTAGGAATATTATAATAGATGAAGATGGTGTAGGTGGTGGAGCAAAAGATTTCTTAAGATGTCAGGGATTCACAAATAATGCTAGGGCCTTGAAAAAAGAAAACTATCAAAATTTAAAAACTCAATGCTACTACAAATTATCAGACTTAATTAATAAAGGACAAATAGGAATAACTTGTCCTGATGTGAATACCAAGAACAATATCATTGAGGAGTTAGAACAAGTGAGAATGAAAGATGCAGACAAAGATAATAAACTACAAATGATTCCTAAAGATAATGTGAAAGCGATACTTGGTAGGTCGCCTGATTACTCAGATGCCTTAGCAATGAGAATGTACTATGAAATAGATTCTAACTTTGGAAAATACTTTTTACAATAGAAAAGGGGGAATGCAAAATGTCAAAGCAAACCCCCTAATCCTTATGAAAACTCAGGCAAATATAAACAAAAAAATAAACTAACCAATTTTCTATTATATACTATGAAACTAAAAATCCATAAAGACGGTAAAGAACAAAATTACAACTTGATCAAGAAATGGTCTGATGTCAATTTAAAAAGATGGGCAGAATTAATTTCAATGAGGACTGATACTAAATCTAATGAAGCATTGGATACAATAAAAGTTCTAACAGATATTCCTACTCAAATCATAAAGCAGTTAGCCTTGTCTGATGTTTCACAAATACTAAGTAGAATTGCATTGATGCAAAGCGAAGCAAATACTGAGTTAGTTAAACGAATGACAATAGATGGTATTGAGTATGGATTCCACCCTAACTTAGACGACATAACTTTAGGAGAATATGCTGACATAGAAACTTTGATCAAAGAGGACTTGAGAAATTGTATGCCTGATCTGATGGCTATTTTGTTTAGACCTATTACTGAAGACAAGAATGGAGTTTATTCAATCGCAGCCTACGATGGTAATATATCTGTCAGGCGAGAAGTAATGAAAGAGATGAGTGGAGAACAAGTGCAAAATGCTATGGTTTTTTTTTGGACTTTAGGAAAAGGATTACTGAGGACTTTGCAATTATCTTTGATGGAACAGACGAGAAAGACAATGCAAGAAACCCTGGCGAAGCCTTTGGAAAAAGATGGGGTTGGTTTGGAATAATGTATAGATTAACTAATGGAGAGATAATTAATTTAGCGAGGATAACAAAACTGAGTTTGCTTGAATGTTTAACTTGGATGTCTTATGAGGTTGACTTAAATGAATCGCAAAAAGTAAACATGAAATATGATAATAAATAAAACTTACAACAATATAATAAATACTTTAAAGAATGTAGGTGCAGTTCATAAACATTTAACTACTACAACCACAGGAGATATTCATGATATTGATTTATCTAAAAATACTTTGTTTCCACTCATGCACATAAACCCTGTAGGAGTTGCAACTAAAAGAGCAACCATAGATTATACTTTTCAGATATTCGTTATGGATTTAGTTAGTCAAGATGCAGATTGGACAGAACAAAATATTCAGTCTGCTGCATTCTTAAACAATGAGCAAGAGGTATTGTCTTCAACATTGCAAACTAGTATAGATATAGTATCAATGTTTAGGAATAGTATCTATCAATCAAGCCAACAAGATAGCGATATCAATGCACCTATAATCTTTGCTGAGGAAGAATTTAATTTAGAGCCTTTTACTGAAAGATTCGACAACTTACTTACAGGTTGGGTGTTTCAGATTACTTTGAATGCAGACAATAACTATCAATCTTGCAATATCCCATTAAAGTCAGATTTAGATTATAAAGGATTAGTAGAATAATGTTTAAGTTTAGAATAGGAAATATGATCATTCAATTAATACCACCAAAAATAACTTTTAACTTATAATGGCGAATCCATATCATAAACATTTAGAAACTTATCTTAATGAGATGGGTAAGCAAGTTATGAATCGATCAAAGACTGGTTTACAATCTGCAAAACCTTATAGCAAAGGCGGAGGTCCTTTAGAAAATTCTATAACTTATAAAGTCGTAAAAACTAAAAATGGTTATGAGGTTAGATTTTCAATGTTATACTATGGCGAGTTTTGGGATAAGGGAGTTTCAGGAGTTAAGATTAAGAGATCATTCACAAATTACCAAGGCAAGAAATTAACTACTGACTTCTCATATAAAGGCAAAGGTCCTCCTATTGAAATCTTATCTAAATGGATTAAGAAAAAAGGATTGAAACCAAAAGGATTAGGCAAAGGACGAGATAAAAAATCAGGCAGATTTGTTTCAGGATTAGCATATCTAATTTCTAGGAAAATTAATAGAGATGGAATACCTGCCTTAAACTTTTTTCAAAAGCCTTTGAGGATAGCATATAAGACAATGCAAAGTCAAATGGAAACTGCAATAGCAAAAGATATTAGAGATACTATAAAAGGAATAAATTTTAAAAACAACTAACATGGCTACACAACAAGATCAGAAACCTTTATACGACATTAATCCTGCAACATTCAAGTGGATATATGTTTTTAGAAATGATGCAATAGTATCAGGAGTTCCTACTCCCTATTGGAATGTTTCTTTTTATTCTGCAGTTTTTATGAATCCTGTCTTTGGTAGTTTAGGTAGTGCTAACTCATTGATTGCAGAAGCCAAAACTATACCAAATAACACAGGAGCAGGAATCTTTAATTTTCAAAAATATGCTGAATCTTATACTGCTCCTCAATATCTTGCTTATACTTCTGCATCAAGACCGGTTACACTTCAAGGAACTGCAGCAACATACCAAGGCATTTATTTTCCTATTCATGTGATCGACAAGTTTTCTCAAAATGACAAGAATGCTAGTTATATAGAAGCAAGATGTCAGATGGAAGGGTCTGCTCAACCAAACTTACCTGCTACAGTAATTAGTGGTACAATTGCTCCATCTGTAGAGCAAATGGTATTCAATGGTTATCTACAAAATGACTTTGCTTTAACTAGGATAGGTTGGGATTTTGGTTATGATTATGAAACTGAGTACGCTCCTTTGAATCAGTTTAGTTATGGAATTTTATCTGATACTCCTCAAGTTGGTATTGGTGGTACTACTATGCAATATGCAGGACCTCATGACTATGGTGTCTTTTCTTTTTTCAATGCGATATTTACTAACTTCACTAAACCAACAGGAGTAGAAATAATGGGATATTTTAGTGATGGCTCAACTGATAGTTTCATAGTAGATAATATTGATGCAAATGGTGGAACAACTACTTTCACTCCTGGAGTTCCTAATTGTTTTGAAAGCATACTTTATTTTGGTGTCTTTCCGGGCAATTTAAGACAAACCCATGTAAAGTTTGAGAATTGGATAGTTGATAAAGATAGATCTTTGGAATGCTACACATTTAGATTAGTCAATGAAGATGGAGATGGTGGAGATGGTGGAGACCCAAGAGATGAAGATGACAATAGTGGTGGAGAGGAAGAAGCAGGATCAGGAGAATCAAGATCGAGAAAAAAAAGAGATGAGGAACAACCAATCTGTGAAATGTGCGAGGATTATAAATGGGATACTCGAAAAGAGGGAGAGGAGTGTAGATACGATACAAGAACTGCCTGTGAAAGAGCCAACTATAGATGCGAGGAGTGTGAAGAGCCTGGAACTTGGAGATGGGGTCCTGAGGGCGAGTGTGTTTATTTGTCAGAGTCTGCTTGTGAAGATGCACATGATGAGCCTGCAGGTGGTGTTGAATACTTATCTGTTCCTCATTGGATTTGCCTAAGATGTCCTAGTTCAAAAGGTTATGAGCCTGTTCGTATTGCATGGTTAAATTCCATGGGTGGTTGGGATTACTATACTTTCAACATGAAATCTAAAAAAGAAATTAAAACTAAAAGAAATGATTGGACACAACTTGAGGGAAGTTGGAATGATGTATCTTGGAATCCTCAAGGATGGAAAGGTGGGAAAAAGGCATTCACAGTTAATGCTAAAAGTACGATCATAGTTAATACTGATTTAGTATCTGAAGCAGAAGCAGATTGGTTTACTAAATTGATCAACTCGCCTGAGATTTATATTATACATCCTCACTATCAATTTAAAAATCCTTCTCAAATCAATAGTACCTATGAGCAGTATGTTAAGTCAGTTAGATTAATGACATCATCTTTTAAAGTTAAGACTCGAGTAAATGACAATGTAATCCAATATACTTTTAAGTTTGAAGAATCAAGAACATTAAATACCCAACCAATATAATATGAGTGTAGAATTATACATATATCCTCAATCTTATGCTGATCAACAGGCAGTGCCTATTGACTATTTGGCGGACTATCAATGGACAACATTGAATGCATCATACCAAGCAATTGAAGCAAATGAGCAGGATCATATAAACACAGTCGTTCCTATATCTACTCCTTATACTTTTTATAGATGGGGAGTTACTGCAGCAGGTTATCCAATGATGGCTTCTAATGAACTTATTCTACCTGGGAATGGTGGGGTATCTTGGAGAGCAACAGACATGGGTAGTGCTTTTGCAGTTTACTATCAAGCAAGATTTGAGTATGTGATCAATTCTGATCCTTTGACAATTTCACTTTATGATGGAACAACTCAAACTGCATCTTATACTTTCCCTGCAGGTGTAGCAGGAGCAACTGCTCAATGGGGATTCTATGTGCAAAATCCAACTACTACAATCTGCATTTCTGCAGCAAATGGAGATGTATCTGCAACTAAGAATTGGAGAATCCAAAACTATGTAGCACCAACATTGAGTGATGGTCAAGTATTAATTGATCTTTTTGATGAGAAGCAAATCCCTTTGACTTTGAGTGTAGATAACTTTCAAAATGCTGCAGAAAAAACTCAATCATATTCTAAGGCATTCAAACTACCAGGAACTGATCGAAATAATAAAATCTTTAGAAATATTTTTGATATTACATCTGTTACTAAAACTAATAGTATTGACTTCAATCCGTATAGAAAAACTAACATTGTATTGCAGGAAGATGGCTCAACTATTTTCAAAGGATTCTTGCGAATGATTAGCATAGATTATAAGAATGACAATATCATCTACAATGTAAGTTTATATTCTGAAACTATAAAAATTAAAGATGAGTTGAAAGGTAAAAAATTCTACGACATTGATATGACTGAACTAACTCATGCATATTCAAAAGCAGTTATAAAATCATCTTG